CTACATGATTTATATGATTTTACTTCGGTATCGTATGTGTCATATGAAATTACTATGCAGCATTTGCGTACACTGAATCTATTGTTCTCTGGTACGCCACAGTTTCGTTTTAATCGTCACCAAAACAAAGTGTTTCTTGACATTGATTGGACACGTGATGTAGAACCAGGTGACTTTGTTGTAGTTGAATGTTATCGTCTATTAAAACCCGATACAGTTACGTTAACGGGCACAGTTACAGGTGATCCATCATCAAATACAATTGTAGGATATGGCACAAAGTTTGATCAGGAAATTGTACCGTTCGATTTTATTACGATTGGTTCAGAATCAAAACAAGTTGGAAATATTGAATCACCAACAAGTCTTACTTTAATTGGACCGCCCACACTAACACATAGCAATTCTTCTATATCAATTGAAGGTATTACTGATGTATGGAATGATCGCTTTCTAAAACAATTAGCTACCGCAAAAATCAAACAACAATGGGGTAATAATCTTAAAAAGTTTGAGGGTATTCAAATGCCGGGTGGTGTAACTCTTAATGGTCAAAAGATTTATGATGAAGCCGTTGAAGAAATTAAAGAAATGGAAGAACAAATTTATATGATGGGTTCATTACCATCTGAAATCTGTACTGGATAATGACCACTAATTTTTATTTTAATAATTTTCCAAGCCGTCTTGCAGATGCTCCAATTACATCAGAGCAACTGCTTGTGGAAAATCTTGTCATCGAAGCACTCAAGATTTATGGTCTTGATGTATACTATTTGCCACGTTCTACACGTGATCAAGTAGATTACTTATTTGGTGAAGATGTTCTTAAAGAATATCGCACTGCACATCCAATTGAAATGTACATAGAAAATATAAACGGTTTTGACGGCGATCAAGATTTTATTTCAAAATTTGGTTTAGAAATTCGTGATGAATTAACATTACTTGTTTCACGACTACGATTTAGATATACAGTCAATGGATATACAAGACCAAATCAAGGTGATTTAATTTATATACCAATGACAACTTCTTTTTTTGAAATTACTGATGTCGAATCTGAAATTAATCAAGCAATGTTTTACACATTAGGTCGTGGTCGTGGTGGTAATATATATGTGTATGCGTTAAAGATGAAACAATTTTATTTCTCTAACGAAATTATTGAAACTGGTATTGCCGATGTTGATAATAATATTCGCGACTACTATAATAAACTTCGTATTTCGTTAGGTTCAGGTTCAGGTAAGTTTCTTAATGATGAAATTGTATATCAAGGTTCCAATGTTTCGTCGGCCACAGCACAAGCATTAGTTTATGATTTTCAACCAAATTCTTATATTGATGTATATCGTATGCAAGGTGATTTTACTACGTCAGCCAACGTAAAAGGTAACACAAGTTCTGCTCAATGGACGGTGACAATTGCATCTGATGCACCACTACAAAATACACCATTCGAAGATATTATTGACAACGCACGTGTCGAAGCAGCTAGTGATGGCATTATTGACTTTACCGAAGTAAATCCGTTTGGAGAACCTTAATGTTAGGTAATGCTCAATTTTATCATCGTACTATTCGTAAAATGGTGGTTGTATTTGGCACAATGTTTAATGATCTTGAGATTGTTCGATACACACAATCTGGTTCACCAAAAGAAAAACTGAAAGTGCCGTTATCATATGGGCCCAAAGAACGTTATCTAACACAGATTACTTCTGATCCGAATCTAATTAAATCGGTTAATTCTGTAATACCAAGAATGTCATTTAATCTTGACAGTCTTGAGTATGATGTAAGTCGTAAACAGATTTCAACGTTACAAAACTTTGCTTCTACTACAAACACAAATGTTGCCACACAATATGTTCCTGTGCCATACAATTTTGAGTTTAGTCTTTCAATTTTTGTTCGTAATACCGAAGATGGCACACAAATACTAGAACAGATTTTACCGTTTTTTACACCAGACTTCAGTGTTGTGGTAGACTTTATACCCGCAATGAATCAGAAGTACACAGTGCCAATTATACTTAATTCTGTATCATCTACAGTTGACTATGAAGGAGGAATATCTGACGGTACGACAAGAATAATTATGTGGGATTTAACGTTTACTGCTAAGAGTTTTATTTGGCCACCTGTTAAATCTAACAAAATTATTCATCAAGCAAATACAAATCTCAATATTGATCTTACTTCTCAACTTATACAAAAAGTTTACGTTGACTACGCTAATGGTAATAATGTATTTACCACAGGAGAAACGATTCGTGATTCAGCTAATGGTTTCTTGGGCACAGTAGAGTATTTTAGTAATACTTCGCTAGGCACATTGGTAATTACTGGCGGCAATAAGTACATTGAATCTGGATATACTTTGTCTGGTGATTACTCTGGTGCTAAGTATAACGTATCTACAACTGATATAAGTTCAATTAATGCCGTTGCAATAATTACAGAACCTAAACCAAACACTGCTGCGCCACCAGAAGACTTTGGTTTTATCGAAACAATTAAAGAATGGCCTGATACATTATGAAAAAATTAAATAAAAATTTATCTGAAATTTTTGATATAGAACCTATTAAAGAAAAAACAATAGAAACATTGCCTATTGTAATTGAAGAACCAACAAATCAGATTGATGCTGATGCCGAGTTTGCTCGTAACAATATGCGTAAACTTATTAATAATGGTAATAAAGCACTAGATGAATTATCATTTGTTGCAAATCAGTCAGAGTCACCAAGAGCATATGAAGTCTTAGCCACAATGATGAAGAATCTGGCCGAGATGAATAAAGACTTGTTAGAAATTCAGAAACGTAAAAAAGAACTTGTACCTCAATCTGAATCTAACAAAGGAGTTAATATAGATAAAGCAGTCTTTGTTGGTTCCACTAACGAATTACTTAAAATGATAAAAGGAAATAAATAAAATTATGGAACAACTAATCGAACAAATGAAAATAATTATGGGTACAAACTTTGGCTTGTACTTTAAAGCGCACGGTTATCATTGGAACGTAGAGGGTCCTAACTTTGCCGAGTATCATAATTTTCTTGGCGCGTTTTACGAAGCAGTATTTAAACAAACAGATAGCATTGCTGAACATATTCGTGCGTTAAATTCATACGCACCAAGCACGTTAGCTAGAATGATAGAACTTTCAAAAATCAATGAATTGGCAGCAACTCCATCATCACTTATTATGATGTCAGAACTTGCACAAGATAATGATAAGTACATTATGGAATTGCGTACAGGTATTGCACTTGCTGATGCGGCCGATGAACCTGCTGTAAGTAACTTTTTACAAGATATTTTAGATGCTCATCAAAAACATGGTTGGATGCTAAAAAGTTTTACACGATAAAAAATGGATGATGGATATCTTGGTAATGCGCGACTTAAACGAGTAGGCGTTGAATTATCCTATACAGAAGAACAATTAAAAGAAATCGTAAAATGCACTGAAGATCCTGTGTATTTTATTCGTGCATATGTTAAGATTGTTAATGTAGATAAAGGTCTTGTGCCTTTTGATATGTGGTCATTTCAAGAAGATATGGTCACGCAGTTTCATAATAATCGTTTTGTTATTGCAAAAATGCCCCGACAAGTTGGTAAAACAACAACCACTGTTGGATACATGTTATGGTGTGCATTGTTTAATGAAGAGTTTGTGATTGGTATTTTAGCTAATAAACTTCAACTTGCACAAGACATTTTATCTAAGATACAAAAAGCCTATGAACATTTACCCATGTGGCTTCAGCAAGGTATCATTAACTGGAACAAACGTTCAATTGAATTAGAAAACGGTTCAAAGATTTATGCGTATGCAACATCAGCAGCAGGTGTTCGTGGTGGCACATATAATTTAATCTTTCTTGATGAATTTGCGTTCGTGCCGCATAATATGGCAGTGGACTTTTTTACTTCAACTTATCCCGTTATTTCATCTGGTAAAACGTCAAAAGTAATTATTGTTTCTACGCCTAACGGTTTAAATTTATTTTATAAAATGTGGATGGATGCAATTGAGAATCGTTCATTTTATAAAACACTTGAAATTCATTGGTCACAAGTTCCGGGCCGTGACGAAAAGTGGAAAGAAGAAACAATACGAAACACCTCTGAAGAACAGTTTCGTCAAGAATTTGAGACAGAGTTTATCGGCTCATCAGCAACACTTATTTCTGGTTCCAAGTTGCGTTCATTAGCTTTTCACGATCCAATACGCATTGAAGATGACGGAAATCTGTTTATATATGAAGATTCACGGCCTGGGCGAATCTATATCGCCACCATAGACTGTGCCGAAGGCGTAGCACTAGATTATCACACAGTTAATATTGTGGATGCTACTGAAGCACCGTACAAGCAAGTAGCAAGATATCGTAACAATAAATTACCGTTGTTGTTTTTACCTACAGTAATCTATGCGTTGGCCAATCGTTACAATCAGGCTTATGTGTTGATTGAAACCAACAATGTCGGTCAGCAAGTGGTAGACATTCTACATTATGACTTGGAATATGAAAACATCTACAAACTAGAACATCACCACATTAAGGGCCAGAGCATTTCTGCTGGCTTCAAACGTTCGGTGGCGTTTGGTGTAAAAACAACTAAATCAGTCAAAAAAA